GAAGCATCGAGTACGTGAAATCAATTACTTTCTATTATTTCATGAACATAACGGTATTAGTGCGTGCCGCGATACTTCAACGTATAAAGAGAATCGTTTGAATACATTGAGGATAAAAACTGATCTAATTCGTAAAGGTTATTCAGTCACCACAATTAACGGCAGGTATATTGAAAATTATGGCAAACCAAATGCAACAGACGTTAATGAACGCTCGTTCATTGTGTTTGACACTAAAAAAAGTGGCGAATTGAAAAAAGATTTGCTTAGATTGGGTGAAAAATACAATCAAGATTCAGTAACGTACTGTAATGCTGCTGATGGAAAATACGTATTAATTGGTACCAATAAAACGGGGTACCCCGGATACCAAAATGAAGTGTTTTTAGGGAAACCTCATTTTGGGGAAAAGGGTGAAATGCACTCTAGTATTAATGGACGTCCATTTGTGTTCGAATCAGCATCTCACCTAAAGACAGATTATGATTGTAGCATCACGTCATACAATTTAAGCACGATTCAGTGTTTGAAACATTTTGGTGATGACTATGTTTTAAGCCATTAGTTACAATGCTTCAAGCAAGAAAGCCACAGATGCTTTAGCATCGCGGATGAATTGCTTGGAAAAGTAAAGTATAAATAAAATGTAGATGGTACCTATGGAATGTAGGGATCCAAAGAGGATTAAGGTTTCCTTAATCGATATTAAAAAGCGTGCGGAGATAAACCCCTCTAGACCACTAGAAGAAGCGATTCAACTCGTGATCCAAGGGTTGTCTATGAAACACGAAGCCACAGATGCTTTAGCATCGTGGTAGTTCACATACGACAATACTTTAGACGTATACAAAAAAAGGAGAGGAATAATTCCTCTCCTTTTACTGTTTCACAATATTAGAGATTACTGAACGTTGTTATAAACAGCCAATCCCATTGTGTTGCACCAACAGAGAACTAAGAAGCCATTTTGCTTTAGCTCAGGACTTGTGCCATTTTGCCACTTCCAAGAGCTGCCTAAATTGACAGATGGACTGGCAGAGGTCAAGTGAACAATCTTTGTCCAACATACGTTTGCGCTGCCATTATTCACAGTTACGGCTGCCGCGGTTTCGTTGCTGTCTGGGCTTGAATCAGTAATTGTTGTATGATTACCAATTGATTCATAGCCGGCAATCAGACCACGAGCACCATTGATATTGATTTTGCCATTAACTGCTGCATTGGTAGCATAATCGCCCTTGTCTTGCTTACCAGCCAGACCACTCGTTACAGAGGCTGTGGTAGCGTAAGAACCGAGTTCAGCTTTGGTCGCGTATGTGGTCGCAATTACTTTACCAGCACCGTCTTGAGTGGCTTTTGTAGCTGATGTGGCATTACCTGTTAAATTGCCACTAAATGTGCCCTTTACAGTGCCTGTAAATGTTGGGTTTGCTAAGGGAGCCTTAGCAGCCAACTGCTGGTCAACATACGTTGTACTGGCTTTTGCACCGACTTCGGCCTTAGTTGCAAGGGTGCCTAACTTAGCGGTAAGGCCTTGAATATCTGCTTCAGCATGGGTGTGGGCCGCATCTGCCTTTCCACCCAACCCAGTTGTCATTTCCTGTCTGGTAGCATATGTGGAGCTAGCTTCAGATTTAGACAAATAACCAGAAAGGTCAGTCGTGCCTCCAAGATCATCCCACTTCTTACCATCCCAAGCTACGTTAACGCCGGTGTCTTCAACGTTGTATACATCACCAACAACCTGATTGGACTGAGGCAATGCAGCGTGATTAACTACGCTGCCCTTATAACGATATACACTAGAGACCTTTGCATCAACTTGTTTCTTATCATAATATTGCGCAAACTTCCCTTCAAGCTGGCCAACTTTGGTATTAATTGCTGAAACATTGGCCTTGGTTTCGTATGTTGAAGCCGCTTCTGTTTTTGGAAGAAGTGTGCTGATATCTAACTTAGTTGCGAAACCAGCTTTTTCTTGATTATATGTTGCGGTATCAACTTTTGCACCGACTTCTACTTTGGTAGCAAAAGTTTTCTTATCTGCCTCATAAGCAGTGGTACCAACTTTATTATCAAGGTTAGTCTGTAATTCTTCAACATCAGCGATCGAGTGGGTATGCTTTGTATTTGCTTTACCGGCAAGCTCAGTTTTAGCCGCATAAAATGAGTCGATAACATTACCATTAGCATCTTGAATTGCCTTAGTTGCCGTACCTGCTCGGCCAGACACATTACCGGTCACGTCGCCTGTCAAACTACCATTAAATGTACCCCTGACAGTACCTGTGAATACAGGGTTGGCGAGATTTGCTTTCTTAGCCAACTCGCCTTGGGCCCATGTGGTGCTAGCCTTTGCATCCAAAGTCTCTTGCAAGTTGGTTACATTACCAATTGTATGTGTGTGAGTGGTATTAGCCTTGCCAGCTAATTTAGCATCAATTGCCTCTGTAGCTTCAGTAATTTTAGAAGTGACATTATTTTTAGTTTCATATGTGGCGCTAGCTGTAGTGCTATCAAGTTTCTTCGCCACTTCATCACTAATTGCTTGGTGTTGTTTAGCGGCTTCAGTTTTTAATTGATAACCAGAAAGATCTGATTGAGGAGCGTGTCTGGTGATGTACGTCTTCAAAGCATTCTGGAAATCAGAGCTGAATGTGGTTGCATTTGAAGGATCGACATCAACACCACCAACAGATGATGTGAATTCACCTAACACATATGCACCAGCGGTGCTATTTTGAATTAGCTTACCAATTAAACGGCTATCTGCTTTGGATTTAGGAATAAAGCCACGCTTGAGCTCATCAGCGTTAGCTAATTCGTCATTCGTCATCACAGAAGCATCTGGATTGGTAGCAAATGGTTTAATATAATTTGCCATTGTAATGTATTATTGTTGCAACAATATCATATACTTAAAAAGCACAAGTGCACGTTAAGTATTAATTGAAAATTAGAATTTCCAAAGTTTAACAATAATATGCATATTAAACTTCCTTATTCTGAACAAAGTGGTCATATTCCATCAGCTGATCGGTTAAAAGTAGGTGAGCTTTGGATCAATGGTGCCGATAATATTATTGGCACCAAGAAACAAAATGAGCAGGTTGTTCAGTTTGCACAGTTAACACCAGAACAACGCGAACGTGTTCTTAATGATTATATTCCAAAACACGGGGTCGTCGATAAAGTGTCAGTTGGCCAGACTGCAACAAAGATTGAAGGCAAAAATGATGCCGTAACAATTGACATTAACGATGATAGTGATACTGCAATTGAATATACTGTCACTAATAGTGCTTTAACGATCAATATTGAAAAAACTACTGGTCATAAGGCAACAAAACTGGTGATTAGCAAACCGGCCAACCAACCAGTTGTGATTACTTGGAATGGTGTTGATCACTGGTTATCAACAGCTGGGGTCCCAGCTTTTGGCGAAAGCGTGGAACTTGAAGAGCTGTGTGTTGCAATCTTCACCTCAAGCACAATTAATTGTGTTAATGTGATTTACAACACTGAAGCTGTTGGTTCAACTGACGATGCGGCTGTTTGGGGAATGATTGGTGGAACGCTGTCCGACCAAGAAGATTTGCAGGCCGCATTAAATTCAAAATTGTCAGTCAATGTTGCTGCTGAAACATATCTTAAGAAAACGGATAAAGCTGAAAGAGCTAAAGTTGCTGACACTGTCGCCGGCGCTAATGTAAGTGGGGTCGTTGCAGAAGCAACAAAGGCCACTCAGGATGCACTAGGACGCGTTATAAACACGACGTATGCAGAGGCTAATACAACTACAGCAGCACTAGCTACCAAAGTTGATAAAACGCAATATAACGCCGATAAACAGACATTTGCTCTTAAAGAAACGGTCACAGCTGAGTTAGCCAAGAAAGTCAATCAAAGCGCTTATGATGTCGACAAAAAGACGTTTGCTACCAAGAATGAACTAGCAACGGTAAAAAATCAATCAGTTCCAAATACTGCAACTAATGGTAGTTTTGATTCAGTTGTCGACAATGCCGCATCTGCAGACGTTTCTCAATTTAGTGCTCGTACAACAAGTAGCGCTGTAAGTTCAAGCATTCAAACAACAGCAACTGGTACCAATGCTCAATTCACGATTGCTGCAGAACAATCGGCTAGTAAAATGAAGGCTGGAGGCGTTGCCGGGATTCGATTCATTGGTGACTTGGATGCCGGTGTTACAATTGAACAGAGTTCACTTGCCAAGCCATTTGTGATTCGAAATGATGCTGGTGATATTACTCTAACCGATAAGGGCGGTTCGCTAACGCTTACTCAGTTACAACAGTTGAATAAAAATGCATTGCTAAAAAACGATGCAGCTACATTATACTCAACAAAAACAGAAACATCTAAAGCTGTAGGTGATTTGCGCACACAAGTTGCTTCCACATATCAAACAAAGGCTGAAGCAACAACCACTAAAAATCAATTGACCACATCAATCAGCACAAAGGCCGACAAAACGTATGTGGACAATACGTTGAAGAGTTATGCAACCACAAAGTACGTAGATGAGAAGGTTAGTACCGTTTATCGTTATAAAGGAAACGTTGCTAATAAAAGTTCTTTGCCTGCAGACAACAATGTTATTGGGGATGTCTGGAACGCTGAAGATACTGGCAAAAACTATGTTTGGACCGGTTCTGAATGGGATGATATTGGAGGTGTTGTCGATCTGACTCCGTATTTGACCAAGAGTGATGCAACTGCAACATACCTAGGGAAAACGGCAAAAGCTGTTAGTGCGACAACAGCTGATAAAGCTGCAATTTTGTCAACCGCACGAACAATTGCAATTAGTGGGGATGTGACTGGTTCAGCTTCATTCAATGGCAGCGCAAATGCTACAATTGCAGCTACTTTAGCAAATAGTGGTGTTGATGTAGGATCTTATGGTCAAAGCTCTGCAGCGACATTGGCTTTTGGCGGATCTTTTATTGTGCCATGCGTGACATTTGATGCTAAAGGACGTGCAACCGGTGCTACTCAATATACAGTAAAACTTCCTGCAGCACCAACATCTGTAACTGGCAATGCTGGAACGGCGACAAAATTACAAACTGCACGCACAATTGCAATCACTGGCGATGCTACTGGCACCGCAACTGCTTTTGATGGTTCGAAGAATGTCACCATTACAGCAACAATTCCAACAATGGGTGCAGCAACAGCATCTTCAGCGGGGACCAAAGGATTAGTTCCTGCTCCCGATGCGAACAAACAAGGTTATTATCTTCGTGGTGATGGCACATGGGCAGTTCCTACTAACAATAGGGTTGGTCAGTATGTAATGGCAGATAATGTTGAATATCCGCTGCTAGCCAAACGCACAAATGCAGCTGTAAATACTACTGATTATAGTAACTTTGCAGCTGCAGTAACGCTGAACCCATCACTTGGTCAAATCACAGCGAAAACGTTTAAAGGTGCGTTATCTGGCAATGCCGCTACCGCATCTAATGCAGCTGCCCTTACTACCGCCCGCACAATTGCAATTGGCGGCGCTGTAACAGGTACCGCAACTTCGTTCAATGGTACCGCCAATATTACAATTAACACTACAGCCGTAAACGGTGCTAAGGTAACAGGAACAGTACCTGCTGCAACGAAGGCTACACAAGATGGTACTGGCAAGGTTATAGCTACAACTTATGCAACTAAGACTGAAGTGACTCAGGGTCTTGCAGGTAAAGCTAATATCTCTCATACACATACGGTGTCTCAGATTACGGACATGCCTAAGGTCGTCCTTAGTGTGAATGGACAGGCTCCCAATGCTGACGGTAATGTCGTTATTCAGGCTGGTATTGAATTAGTGAGGTGGTAACGGTGTATATCGTGAAAGATAAGACGCTAGGCGACTGCGTTTTCGCGAACGGCTTTACTCGAAAATATTTTAAGACGATTACCGTCAGTGGCGAACGCGAGTGGGAAAACCCAGCGATTTCAGAATTGGGAACGCTCGGGGGAAGTACGTTCGCCTGCGCCGCTACTGGAGACAGAGGTAATAACGGAATAAATGTGGCGTTTGATAAAAACCAAAGTACCTCATATTTCAACCGTTGCGGAAGCGGCGCAGATATGAACTATCTGACTATTACAATGTATAACCCTGTTGCAATTAGGGTTAGGTCGATAGAAATCGTTCCGGGTTACTACAGCTTAAATAGCGGCATCCTCCAATATTCCGACAACGGGAGTACGTGGACTGACATTAAAGGCGTTACAAAAGGGCAAAACGATGTTCCCAATGTTGGTTTGCATAAATATTGGAAAATCAGGGCTATAGAGGGTGTCTACAGTGGGGGCTATAGAAACGTGCAAGTCTCCGAAATCTACCTCCGAGGATTTGAGCCATACACATATCAAAAAGAGGTAGAGGCAACGGCGGACGACTATGACCGTTACGAAGACCATTTAAACATTTTGCGAGGTGAAATCAAGTGAGCGTGAAGAAAATTCATCTATTCCCGTCAGAGGAAAGCTACGTGACCAATAGTGGTAGCGTTGAGGCTGATGATTTGGCTTTGGTACCTCTGAATTTGAGTTTTAACAACTTGAGCGATAGACCGAAAGCCTATGTTACTAAAACGTGGAGGAGTGGGGCACAGTGGTACCGTAGATGGAGTGATGGTCAGCTAGAACAGGGTGGGAGACTTAAATTGGAAGTTTGGACTGGCGGTAATGATCCAAATAGAACTTTCTCATTACCAACTGCCTTTTCTAATGCCACTTACACTACTGTTGTTACAGGTGAGGGCGGATACGGTTGGACTACCCTTAAAGTTGTTAGTCAGACAACTAGCTCCATCACTGTTACAGGCACTGGGGCATCAACGGATGACCGTGTATCTTATGTATATTTCTATTGTTCTGGGTATTAAAGGTGTGAAGAAATGGATTTTTCTATAGGAAAAGTTTTCGAGGGCGAATACCCTCCTGAAGCCGCCGTATGGTGCAACACCAGAGGTGACTGCAGTATTCAACAGGTTGACGGTAAATATCAGATTGTAGAGAACCCTCCAGTTTCCCTTGAGATTCTTGCAGAGAACGCAAGATCAGAGAGAAACAGAAGGATCGCTGAGACTGATTATTACATGATGCCTGACTACCCTTCAGACCCCAATAATATTGAGGAGATGAAGGTTTACAGACAGGCTCTTAGAGACATCCCTAAGCGGGAGGGTTTCCCTTCTAAGTTCACTTGGCCTGATGTCCCTAAGTTCCTCTGTGAGGATAATTCAGACAACCTTGGTCTTGCTAAGGTTGGTCTTTAAGTAACACTAAGGTATTCTTTCGGTAACTATGAGTACCTTAGTTTTCTTTAACTAAGTTACTGATCTAACAGATGCTTTAGCATCGTGGATGAATTGCTTGGAAAAGTAAAGTATAAATAAAATGTAGATGGTACCTATGGAATGTAGGGATCCAAAGAGGATTAAGAAGCTCTTAATCGATATTGAAAAGCGTGCGGAGATAAACCCCTCTGAACCACTAGAAGAAGTGATTCAACTCGTGATCCAAGGGCTGTCTACGAAACACGAAGCCACTGATGGTTTACCATCGTGGTAGTTCACTATTTGCTCAATGAGACTGTCATAACTAAATTGTACAAACTTTTGTTGTATTGATGGACACGCAGTGCTTAATCGTAAACTTAATATTTTTGAATTTGTCTTTAAACATGCATCAAGTCTATTTTCGAATTCAGATATGTTAAAATTTGGTAACACTGTGGTTGACAAACAGCAATCAATTAATTGCTGTTTCAGCCATTCAAGGTTTTTTAAAAAATCATTTTTTTGTTGAGTATGCCAATCCATATTGGCCATAATACCAAATTTGCTATTCCATGGTAGCCTCGAAAACAACTCATGCGGAATCGAAATGTTAGAGATCCACAAGATATCATTTGGTAATGTTGCGCAATAATTCATTATCTCATGTATTTGAGAATGCATCAACGGTTCACCGCCCATTATAGAGATATTCGACTGGCTACCAACCCAACGAATAATATCTTTGAACACATTAATGTTCATTTCGTTTACAGAACGATCGTGGTAGGCCTTATTTGACAAATACCATCCACGTTGGAAGTAATGAAAGGAGTTCTCTATGTCAGTTGAATATGCTTCTAAGGGCGTCGCTGGTACAGGTTTGGGTCTCGGTATTGCTGGTACGGCACTTGGTGTGCTCGCAAGCAACAATAACGGTAATGGTTTACTTGGTGGTCTTCTCGGTGGTGGTTGCTCTAATCAGATTAGTGCACTGCAAACCGAAAATGCTCTTTTGAAGGCTGAAAATTATTCAGATAAGAATGCCAAAGAGGTATATAGTCAGTCTTTGACCGACGATCGTGCTCTTCGTTCAGAAATGTATGCCTTTATTAAACCACTTGCAGATGAGTCTGCAAACAATCGAGTAGAACTGGCCAAGCTGCAAGCTGAAGTCAAATGCAATGCTGAAAAGGCTGAGCTCCGTGAACAGATTGTAATTGGAAAGATTAATGAAGTGGCACTATCTGCCAATGGTCGTTTTGCCGCACTCGATCAAACCATCAATTGCATTTCCAACACAGTCAACAGTGTAACCAAGGTTGTGGTACCTAATAGTTCAGTTTGCCCAGGTTGGGGTCCAACTTGCACTCATGCGATTCCTTGTCCTACCACTGCAGCACCTGCAGCCCCAGCGGCTTGATCTATGCACATGTATAGATTGGAGTAGGAGATGATTTATATGTCTTATGTTAATTTAGATCAATTGCCGGCAGTTATTAACGAATATGCCTTGACTCGTCTAATGCCAAACGCTCCTAGTTTAATGCAATTTGTTATTGGTGGAGTATTAGGAAGCATTCAGACAAAGATCCCATCATTGGTTGCCAAATATGAACAACCTGCTAAAATGCTCAACCTTCTCAATGATAAAAATCAAATTAATGTTGAAGGAGTAAGAACATTTTTAGCAAATGGATTTAATAAGGCAAATAAAGTGACAATTGCAGGCTTCACTCTTGATCGTGAAGAAGGTGAGGCGTTGGTTCAGATCTTAGAAGCGCATAAGGCAGAAGGATAATATTATGGCTATTGACGAAAAAGTTGTTTGCAAACAACAACCGCAAGAATGGCACAGCTATGTGCTGATGATGGCAAAGCATAAATGTTTTGAAAAGATGGAACAGTTAGATAAACAGGATACTGAAGATCTAACAGATGATGATTTTCACGCGTATAAAGACTGTGCAGAAGCAATCAAACATATGCTTGAGATCGAACAAAGAATGCATCTTGAATAAGTGAAATGGTAAAGCCCCAGGATTTTAACGTCCTGGGGCTTTTTTTTAAATCCAAAAATAGATTAAACCAAAATAAAGAGATGATAACACAATTGACATTAATACATCTCTAAGCCAATGTGCCATCACAACCATTCTTGAAAAACCAACAAAACAAGCTAATAAGATTGCCAATGCTCCAATCCACGGATTAACAAGTAACCAAGGAAGCGCTCCAGCAAAGCTAGCCATTGTATGCATATATTACTAAAGGTACATTACTTCTTTAGAAGATCTGATGATCTTTCTATTCTTTTCAGAATAGTTTAGACTATATCTTAATCTCATAGAGATTGTGACCGCTGTCCTCATGATTTCAAGGCACTTAGTCGTTGAACGTTCTCCTGTTCAGAGCTTCGCTGCTGATTGCCAATTGCATCATTTAATCGATTCTTGAACCGTCACGGTTGAGCTTATTTCATCTCTACGTTGTGGTTGATTAACTTTATGGTGTTCCAGCAATTCGATCACTTTTTCATCATTTATCGCTAAATGAGGTGGCCATACATTTAACCACTACAGAATGAGTTCCCTTCTTTTGGGCTCCATTCCAAATCCATATCTGGACTAATTTCGGGATGATCAGTATGATCTTTCCATTCACGAGGTCGCACGTTATTAAACACGCCCTTCAATAGAGTGCTGGTTCCTACGCACAAAAGAAAGAAACCAATAAACATTAGAAACGCATGCCAACCAAAAAACGCTAGTGAATAAAAAGCAAATGAGATTGGAAGAAGATATTGAAAAAAGTCCCCCCAATCGCCAACGCTTGTTCTCACATTATCCGGCCAGCTCCAAATTTTGAGATAAAATTTTTGCACACATTTAGGATTACTCATCTAAGCTCCAATATTAACAAAACTATATTACTTAATTTTAGTGCAGCTTTGCTAGCACCTCATTAACAATTTTAGTTTGTTTAAAGTGTTGTGCTGCTTTTTGAGCGTCCTTACAAACAACATGAAAACTGTTGTGAAAATCAACAATAGTTTGGTTTGAAGGCATGCCCCCATCTAAGCAGACGAGATCGTCAATACATTTCCACCATTCACCTTTCTGATACGCCCGATCTCGCTTAAGTACACCTATTTTAATTCGACTCAAATACGCGTACGGATAATTGGCAATCCACAAACTGAAATAATATTCTCCTAATTTGAGAACAAATTCTTGATCGTTGGATTCTAAAAATTCAACTTCTCCACGATGCTCAATCAATTTTCGTACAACATTTTCGTGATTTTCGTCAAATTGGTAACTTGGCTCAAATCGTGTTTGGCGCCAATTTTTAAACCATTGAAACATCATCAACCTCACATAACAAAAACATGGCCACGATAATTGGCAATTACATGTACAACACTACCATTTTTATCAACGGGCTGCATAGTAATCTGCAACCGCTTGCAATGGGTCAGATCAGTAACATCAAATCGATCACGTGGAGATGGCACCACGTTTAAACCATTGTCTTGTTGGACCAAGTTGCTTGTAACCCCCGTCTTGATGAATAGCGCCTGAAGGAATAGTGCTTGGTTCCAATCTTTGGCTTTGTACGTTCCGTGAGTTTGTTTCCATGCATATAATGCCTGTGCCGCAAGTTGTGAAGGCCCATCAATAAAACTAGTGTTCAAACGACCCAAGCGAACCGCTTTGTTAATTTCATTTGTTATGAATGCTCGCTTAACATTGCATGATTCAAAAGTTGGTTGGTCGGCCAAGTAAATCTTAGTATTATCAGCATCTCGATATAGCTGATCACCAGTAGTTGTATACCACTGTCGATCGTCGGATCGTTGGAAAATCACTTCACCATCGTGTGCAAAAAAAGATACCTGTTGATCGTATCGATTCCATGCTGCGTACGTAGGTAAACCATTTAAATCTTTCCAATGATCTATTGTATCAATGGTGCATGATAGATTTGTAGGTGTGACTCGGTACACTTTGGTAGCTGGTGTAATTTTATCAATTGATTTCCAACTACCAGGTGTTAAAATAAGAACATTTTCCATCAAAGTTCGATGTTATACATCTTGTTCAGATATTTCGTATTAGATTCTGGCTGGATAAATGCTCGAAGTTGATACCATCCACGGAAGTTGCGTTGAAGGTCATATTGAAGCTCTTTAGCAACACGACCATGATTAGGGATCAATGCAATATGCTCAAATGGGCTGAAATGACCATTACCGAGCAAACGATGATACAGTTTAATGTCTTCTTCAGGCTGTGACTTTTTGCCTAAGCAATTCGCATAAGAAGTACGGCAGCAACGAGCAACGCTGATCTTGATTAACTGATCAATGGGGAATGTCCTTCTTTCTTCTTCATCAATAAATGGAAGATGAATTCCGTTCTCAGGAACTGTTGGTTCGCTAGCCTTGATTGCATCATGAATCTTTTTAGCAAGAACAATGATCTCAGGCTGGGCGTTACGATCATAACGAAGGCGGAGGAAATTATCCCATTCAGTCGACGTAATAGTACCAACCACACTCATCCAAGGTTCGATGATGCGATTACACGTTTGTTTGTGCACACCAACTAGCTCCATCATCTTGTGGAACATCACAGCAAACTTACCAGCAAGCTTCCAGCTGAATTTTGCCATTGAAAGATTGAAGCCAGTTAGCTGTTGATCTGCACTCATCCCTGACTTATTTGCTCCCCAATAAATTGGGACAAATGGATGCTCCCATGCTTCTTTACGAAGCTTCTTCGCCGGAATCGCACGACTGGATGAAAAATTGCGTGATAACGAACGGTGTGTATTGTGTTCAGAAAGAATGATACGGGGGATCTTAATTGCAAGCGTCGTAATTCGCTTACCAGTATCGGGGTTGATACTATCAGCGATCACTTTTACATCGATGTGATAATCGTCAATATTGAATTCAGAGGTAAGGTCGTTTTCAAATAGGGACTCAACCTCGTCAGACCAAGGAAGGGAACTAGTCATCATTAAATCTCCTTAAGACAAGACAAACACATTATAATACATTTAATGAAGTAAGAGCAACAGAACAAGGGCTATCAATCCAATATCTACCCACATGATCATATGCCCATTTTTCATAATAAAATTCACAACATTAAACAATAACAATCTCACCATTACACATACCTCCAAAACAAAAAGGGGCGTTAAAGCCCCTTTTAAAAATCAACTAATTTCGATTAGTTGTCCCAAGCGAACCAAAGCTCTTCAGCCTCAGCAATCACTTGTTCATCAAGGTTCATACCTTCTCGAGTCAGCTGATACATTTCGTGCTTTTCTTGTTTGGTTAGTTTATTACTCAGTTCAGCAACGAATTCGTCTTCCTTACCCTCAGCAGCTAATGCACGCATTTTACTAGCACTGATTGCATTACCTTCACGACCACCTGCATTGACAATTTCAATCTCTCCAAAATCAAAATCTTTGTGATTGTATTTGTTAGCAAGGGTTTCAATAACCTCCACACGATCGCCGCCAACAATAATTGTCACTTTGTCTGCTGGTGAAACCTTTTTAAGAGCTTCGATGTACCCACCCTTGACTAATTGAACGTCTGCCGCCTTAAAGATCTTCTTTGCAAAACGAAGTTTATCTTCAGGAGCAAGTGGATTCTTTTTCGAATCGTGACTGGTGCTAAGGAAAATGTGTGGTTCTGCTCCACGAACGCCAACAACACGGTTATACACCTTTTCATGGCCTTCTCGCGTGATCGGATTTGCACGCATATATGTTAGTGCTACATGTTTCATTTGATTTGCTTCCATTGACAGGTGAAATTCAAAACTGGGGATTCAATTGAACCGTCTTTGACGATGCCACTAATTGCCAGTGTTCCATCACCAGAAAAATCATCAGCGTCGAAATCGAAATTGTATGTGATGATTGCTTGGGCATTGGACCCTTTAGATGCTGTGGCCGATTCAATTTCAGAAGTTGAAAGGTCAACAACCGATTGGTCAATCATCTTCCCCACTACATCATTAACAAAACCTTCAATAAATTTCGTCAAATCGACATTAACGACAATTTTGCCATCATCATCGATCGTTAGCCTATCGGCGTATTTTGATTTCAGATTCCCATCAACATCGACGCTGTTTTCACCAAGCTCTACCTTTGGTTGATCAATATATGCACGAACAAACCCTTTAACATGCTCGTCAGTTTTGTTTTGTTCGGTTGTATATGTGAAATCTTCATTCGCTTCACGCAAATATTGTTCAAGTGATTTCATTAAGCCTTCCTTATCTGGCACTAGATATTAACACATCTACTTACCTGATAATCAGGTAAGTATCTTTTCCTTTTTCATAAGCTTCAAACAATGTTCAATTTTACACGATTTGTCGAAACATATCAAATTCTTTCTGAAGCATTAGTCAATAAACATAGTTCGCATATTGAGGACCTCATCTTTTCTCGAGGAAAACAAGGGGTTGAGGACGCGATACAAGGGCTGAAATACGTCGTTAAAACGATCGGTGAACAGTCTGTGCGTGGATCTGTCAGCACAAAGATTGACGGCTGTATAGACGAAAATACACGCGTTGTAACGATGCGTGGGCCTAAGATGATTAAAGAGCTGACCAATGACGATTTTGTTAAGGTATATGATAAAGTATCAGACAGTTATCGATACTGCAACAACACACAACCTCGAATTACGGGTCGTTCTAAGAAGTGGGTCAAAATTCACACCAATAATAATGGATTTTTGATTTGTACAGAAGATCATAAGTGCCTGACAGGGCGTCGCGATTGGATTGAAGCCCAAAAGATGGAAGGCAGATCATTTTATTGCCCCGAAATGAACAACAAGCGGCTTCTAGTCGAACGTGTCGAAAAACTAGACGGAAAGCGAGATCAATGGGACCTAACAACCAGTGCCGCGAACTTTGTGATCGTTGTTGGTTCAAATGAAGTTGTTGTTCATAATAGTCCAGCGGTGTTCTTTGGTAATAGTAATAAAGGGTTCTTTGTTGCAAGTAAGGGAATCTTCAACAAGACACCAAAGATCAACTACACAGAGACTGATATTGAAACTAACCACAGTGGTGGCCTTGCAGACACATTAAAGGTTGCATTACAATGGCTGAAAAACGTCGTTCCAAACACAAAAGACAAGGTGTATCAAGGCGATATTCTTTTCACCAAAGACACAATCAAGCATTTTCAACACAATGGAAAAGATTTGATTGGGTTTCACCCAAACACAATCATCTACACTGTTGAGAAAGATAGCGATATTGGCAAGACAATTCAAAATAGTGAAATTGGACTGGCTGTTCATACTGAGTACGAATGGAATGGTGAGGATCCATCCACACTGAAGGTTTCTCGCTTTGGAATCAGCGACGATATTTTCAAAGATAACTCAAAGGTATTCATCATTGATACGATCAGCAACTTGAACCCCAAACAACCGTTGCAGTTCTCTTCTGATCAATATGATAAGATCAATAGCAACCTCAAGCAAATTGAGAAGTTAGCTGCTACAGTAACTTGGGCGATCTTTGATCAAGATGCACAACTAGGACAATATTTGGAAACGTTTGTTAACACATATATTCGTGCAAATAAACCGTATCCATCTCCAGATGAAATGACTGAACAATTTTTCGATTGGATTGAACAAAAAGTTGCTGATGAAAAAGGCAAGTTGAAGACAGAAAAAGGTAAAGCTAGAGTCGATCAACGATATGCATCGGTTCGTGACATGAAGAAAGACTCCATACAGATTGAAACTATGATGAAGATCTTCAAACTTTTTAGTGAAGTTAAGTTGATGATCATTCACAAGTTAAACGAGATGTCCCTTTATAACAATTTTGTAATGAAATCAAATGGAGACCTTGTTGGTACCGGGGAAGAGGGTTTTGTGATCACACAGACCAATGCTAAAGGAGCTAAATTGGTTGATCGTTTTGAGTTCTCAAAGAATAACTTTGCAAGTGACATTGTCAAAAGCTGGCAGCATGCCCGCGATTAATATATGAAAGAAAAGCCCGCATTGTGCGGGCTTTCATATTTGCGAAGTTCACGACCTAGATTGAACTTTTCGATCTTCTTTTTCTTGTTTACATGAACTTTGTTGCGAAACTGTCGATTCGTACACAAGTCCATTGCAATGAAGTTTCGTTGCTTGATTGTTTTCTTTTTCATTTCACTCCCTCAAAATTCGGTGACCAACTTTGTGATTTCATACTTCGGACGAGTAATCGATGTCACATGACCAAGCTTGCCAATAAAATGCTTTTTAACCGTAAAGGCCTGAAGCATGACCTTACTGCCCGCGATAGCATAATGGGGCAACATATCAATCTTGGTGCAGAAGCAGTTGTTCCACACAAAAACGTGACCCTGATTATCCTTCAAAAACGTTTGATGATATTCACCATCATCCCAATAGCCGAACGACCGGCCTTCGACCTTACGACAGTCGATCACCTCACATTCAACCATAACGTTCTTTGAACGAACGCCTTCTTCACCATAGAATGACGTCATTGCTGCATTTTCTAGCTTGTGCTGCTCAGCAATTTCCTTCTGATGCTGATACTCAATCGCCTTGTGGTAGCTATTCACTGCTGCAGGGAAAAGACCAAGCACTTTTTCACTGTGATAGGTGTTGCGCATCAAATCAACTACATTAGCGAGGAAACTGTTCGTTGTTTCGAGATTACGATAATAATCGACAACCTTCTGAGCGGTGGCTTCATACTGCTCCCGCTCGTCACTCTTCAGAGCTTCATTGAGCAGGTCATAGTATCGAGCCTTATATTCAAGAGTAGATTCACCCTTGACAAACCCCATTTCGTTGTGCAGCTGTAGAGCAGCAATAACACTATTAATCAAGGTGAAGCTGTGTGACGAAATGAACTTTTCTTCTACCTTAGCGTCGCTAATCGCCTTTTTGGCAGCCTCCTTACCGAAAGCTTTCTCCATGCAGTTCTTGCCTGCAGTATAACGAACACCATCCTCTTCGATGATGTACAGTTCACAACGATTGTGGTTCTTGCCACAAATCGCACACTTCGGAGCTCCAAAGCTGGACTTAAAGCTGCTCAGGTCTTCACGTGTGAACGGAATGATGACCTTGTCAATAAGACTGATCTTGCCGAGAACCTTGAGCATATCGAACTCCTGAAGTGGTGATTGACTACATGGTTATAATACCAAACTAAACCTCAAAAGGCAACAGCTAGCATGAAAATATTTTTACATGAGCTCAGGCAAGAAAACCACAGATGGTTTAGCAACGTGGTATGCACTCACAGCCATTTTGTGTCAAAACATGCCATACCTTCATCTGTCACAGCTAGAGGCAAGAATAGATAATCATACATACCGATAACGGTTACCCAATTCTGGTTTACTAGGTTTACAACAAATGATTCTAACTAAAGAGCAAATGGTAGAATATCTTGTCAATGCAGTTGCTAAGCCAATGATCTGTGAAAGCGAACAGACTGCACTTGACAAACTGAACAAACTGCCTTTCTATGCTGGCCTCCGTTATAGTGAAGACACTTTCTACGGTAAAGTAAAGTCCACCCAAGAGCGTGCTAAGCAGATCAATGAATACGTGAAGATTCTTAACACTTTCCCCAAGAACACCGTTCTCGAGATCAAGACTGATGCAGGAACGTGGCGTTTTATTCACTATGCACCCGAGGATTACTCCTGTTGGTTGTGGTCACAGGATCACCCTGCCAACTGTTATAGGGAAAGTGCAAGTAAAGTCGCGGAAAAGCTGATTAGTCGTGGTTTGTTTGCAAAGCAATATAGCCATATTAGCACAAAGATTCGTTTTGGCGATCTTATTGCAAAAGACAAGCAAGTTCGCGAAGCAGAGCAGAAATTTCTTCAGTCTTAATCAACATTGTGAACTGCTACAGATGCTTTACTATCGTGGCAGTTCACAATGTCCTGGATGCGCATTTTTGTAATCTTCCGTGTTTGTTTCGGTATTGGTATAATACTTGATTAATTTGAAAAGTCAACTGGTTAGTGAAAATAATTTTCGATTACCGGAGGATTAACGTATCACGCTTGTTGGAGCCATCATACGCATATTCAACATCGCCACGAGCATATCGGCCGATCGTCGTTTGGTAGAAATCGAGCTTGATTCGCTCATCATATCCCTTGGCATTGATCGTGTGTTCAATTGCTTCATCAAGCGTCATTGCACGACCATGATCGACCTGTTCAATATCCCACGAAACTTCTTCGAAGCCATAGTAGTCGCGATCGATCTTGACATCAAGATCACCATGTTCTGCACGGACTTCTTCGAGATATTCGATGAATTCAGAAATGTTCATTTGATTTCTCCAATGTTCGGTGGGAAGCTCAATTGCTTTCGTTATGTTGATATTATCCGTGATTTTTTGAAAATGTCAATGACCAATTCATGCCATGCGATCAATTATTGGTGATCCAAGCAAGAAAACCACAGATGCTTCAGCATCGCGGTAGTTCACATTATTTTCCCTAAATTGAAGAATGAAAAAAAAAGATGCAAATTACTTTAAGTAATTTGCATCCGAAAATGATTACAATGATCAATGTTGAAGAAAAGGATTTTTAAACAGCAATTTAACTGTACTGAAATACCTACTGCACTTAGTGCAAAGAAGAGCAAGTTGGGTCTTGCTAAGGTGGGAGTGTAGAATGCTCAATAAAGAATTGCTTATGGCAGGTGATAATGCTCATCAGGGGCATATCTTGATGACTGTGGGTCAGTCAACTGCCGACAAAACAGTTGGCTGGAATACTTACAATCCTATGGGGAGTGTAGATAGAGTACCCTCTTGGAACATTTACGATTATACTTGTGTTTTGGATTCGCTTGAATTCGTAGAGCCAGGGCCATTCACAGATTGTTCCTTATCCTCTAATTTTCAAGATCCCTTCCCTAGCAAGTTTCATCTAACAATCTCTGTAGATGGTATTTCGCGGGATTTTGAATTTAGTAGCGCATCCTCCTCTGATGATATCTTTATGTTTGATGCCTTTAACCTTGAATCTAAAGTTGGACAGACTCTAGCCGTAACCTTTGACCCCCCCCCGACGGTTACGCACCTCCACGTACATAACCTTCGATCTAGGAATAGGGTACTATGTAGAAGAAGTTCCTTGGGAGGCTCAAGATGCTGAATAAGGAACTTCTGATGCTAGGAGGCTCTTACACTAATAGTGGTCTTCCAACCGAGGAGGAGTTTAAGGAAGTTGCGGCGTTCCTAAGAGCGCTTAGACCCGATATAGAATTCCTCGTTTTTTTTAGTTCAGATATCGACATAACTACCGCGCGATTAGACATTATAACTGATGCTTACGAATCAAATATTACCCTTGACTATACGATGGCTGTTATTAACGATAGCAATTACATATACATCACACATATTGATGGGCATAGTTATGGTAGTCCTTATGCACTTTACCTCAGTGGTATAGGCGCGTTTAATTATAAACTCTTATATAGGACGAATGATCCGACAAATCAAACTACTGTTGACTACTTGGAGGTTGTGGATCTGCTTAGAATCTTAAATGTACCCGACAAGTTTGATGGCTTTATCATAGCACAGTGACCGAGAGGTGCACTCTAAATTACCTCTCAGAATGCTAGGCTTTTCAGTAGCTATAGCCTTAGAGCATTCTAGTTTAACCTAAGCTACTAAACTATTAACACTAGCTTTATGCTAGAAAGAAATATAATTATGGCAGAATTTGTTTCTAAGGGTGTTGCGGGTGCAGGTCTTGGTACTGGTATCGCAGGGTAATCTCTAAGAGGCTCTTTATGCTTAATAACGAACTTCTGTTATCAAGTTCAAGTAGTGCTGGTAGGTATCCTCCTCCTAGCGATGAGTATCCTTTTTGGTTTAAGTTCGATCCTAGTGTTATAGGATCAGGGGAGACTTTTATAGAAACATTTGACTACGGTACTTTTAACGAGTGTGCCCAAACAGGTATCCTGCAAGGTTTTCGCACTATTTCAAATGACGGAATATCTTATGACGATGAAAAGGGTGAGGTAGATCTAAGCCTATTTGCATGTGGTAAACCTACCTTACCTGTAGGTACAACAAATGTTTATTGGGCTATTAGCCCAGTTTACCCATCCAATAAGTATCGCATCTACTGTCTTCTATTCTATGGCGAAGAAGGAGGGCCTTGTGATGTCACACTACAGAATGAAGCGGATTTAGCATATAAGCACGAAGAATTATTTCGCGCTATAGTATCAGGCGCACCTTGGACAATTATTGAGTGAAGTAGGGTTACACCTTTCAGTAACTATGGTTTACCTCTTCAAATTAGATCTAAGTTCCATTTAGCAAAGTTGTTCCCCACAGCCTCAAAACTGTGGGGTTGTTTTTATATGAATTCATGTGGTTTCTTGCTTGAATTTATATAAAAGGGATGAAAACTTAAGTTTTCATCCCTTTTGCTTATTCAGTCTTTGTAACTTTTATAGCTTCTTATGAGCCATTGAAAGGAATTCCTTTCGAAGTTGTGGATTATTAGTAAATTCACTATTAGGTGTGCAGTAGAAGCATGTTGTCGAACTTGCTTTATCCTCTACACTACGAAAACTAACACACCCATGCTTTAGATTCATCATACATGCAGCAGGAGCTCCAGTGAGGAATGAAATTACTTCAACTACCATACGAACATATTGTTCCTCACATTGAGCTCGTTTTCCACACCATTCTACAATTTTGTTCAATTTGCTTAAACCCAATACAACATTCTTAGGAATGTAAGCAACTACTGCACCACCACCAATCATTACTGAACCATCTGCACAGCCCTTATCGCCCCACATGACCTGCAAATGATGGCTGCACATAGACTGAGCAGTTACAGACATGAACACCATATCGTCATAACCAATGTCGTCAGTGGGGATCAGCTTCATCTTAGGAAACGTTTCAGCATACATCCCCCAAAGAAGATCTTGAACCATCATCTTGACCCAACGCTTGGCTGTTTCATTTGTGTTAGGATCATCAAGGTTAAACCCCATAGTATCCAGCACTTCAGCCATTTTTGGAGTTGCAATTGCAATCTTTTCTTCCATTGGAAGTTGGTGTTCCTTTTCACACCCAAGCATCCCAATGCTGCGAAGATGATTAACCACCTTGCGACCTAGTTCTGGATCACACTTACTCTTTTCAACAATCATTATTTTTATTTCCTTTCAGATTGGTGGCGGTGGAAAGGATGAGGACCGCCAAATTCAACTCAAAAAATTATCGTTGATCAACACCCTGCTCCTTTCATCAATCAACGACAATAATATTATGAACTACCACGATGCTAAACCATCGGTGGCTTCGTGCTTCGTAGACAACCCTTGGATCGCCAGTTGAATCACTTCATCTAGTGGTCTAGAGGGGTTCATCTCCACACGCTTTTCAATATCGATTAAGAATCTCTTAATCCTCTTTGGATCCCTACATTCCATAGGTACCATCTGTATTAGTTTATAGAAAGCAATCATATTCTGGGCTGCGTGAACGTCACGATCAGTGATACAACCACAATTGGGACATATGAATTCACGCTCCCACACTTTCAAATTTTCGTTTTTATGAAAACAATCAAAACAGTATTTTGACGTGGGCAATGAACGATCCAAAACAAACACATTTGAAAGCGATTTGATGATTGCTTTGACGCGTCCCAGAATTCCCTTTTCGATTTTCTTTCCATGACCAGATGCTTGCCAATTTGATAGCATCTCATCTTGGATCACAATTGTTTCGAATTGTTTAAACCAAAAGATTAGCTTATTCGTTGCATCTTTCTTTTGATTGGTTCGTTTCTGTTTTTGCTTTCTAAGGTGTTTTGTTAATCGTAAACCTTTATTTGTCCTGTTAGAGAACTTCTTTGAATATCTGCGAGACAACAATCGTTGAACCCTCTTTTCGTTCTCACTTTGTTCAAAACAATAATTTAATTTACGACTTTCATTAGTTTCTTCAACAAAGGTTGTGAAACTAGTTTCACAACCAAAATCAACCCCGACCGTTTGATAGTTGTGTTTACGCTCCTGCTTGGGAACATAACACGCGATTTGAATGTAATATCCAGTCGGTTTTTGTACCAAGCGAGCGTTGGCAAATTCAATCCCTTCAACATTAAGCTGCTCCAAACCAAATACTTTTAGCGGTTTTTTACATTTTAATAATTTGATTTTGGTACCGTTAAATTTCCAATCGTGACCAAACTGCCTAAAAGCGACGCTATTGACTTCACTAACAAATGAAAGCCCTTTAGTGTGTTTGATATTACCAGCTTTAAGGTTAGATTTAATGCTCTTGCAAGCGGTGCCAATTTGTTTGTTGATCTCTTGACGTGAAGCGGCACTTAAACACGTATATTCACTAACGATTGGATTTTTATCCTTATCATAGTGAACAACCGTTTTCGCTTTGTAATCGTTTTTATAAGGCTTATTCCCTTCGATCTTTCCAAACGCAATGCAACTATTATAGTACCATTTGGCTTCTAGGAAAACATTATGAAGGAATTGTTTTTGGGTTTGGTTGAGATGATTCGCTTGAATCTTTAATTCGAATACTTTAATATCCATCATCGACGCACGTCGAGCGGCATTCTCAGCTTTCTTTTGAAACTGAGCTTTATAGTCTCGTTTGGTGTTATTTGATAGATAAGTATTATCTGACATGATACAAGTGGTGTTTGTATTCGTGTTGTTTGGAGGGAAAGAACTGCAATTCTTTCCCTCTTTTGTTTTATTTACATCTCATTTCATCTGCAATTTACATTTCACATTTCACGGTACGTGAAACCGGTTTCGCTCTTACAAGCTTCAATGATTTCGTTATCGTTGCGGAACATTGAATTCACAGCTTGGCGAAGTTCAGAAGCAACGTAATGTTTGCAAACCGTGTCGCCATATTCATCCGTGTAGTACATGCACTGGCTGGCAAAAGGATAACCGCTTTCGTTACGAACGCTCACATCAACCGTCTTATATTCACAACCAACCTGACAATAGAACGTCAAGCAGATTTCATTAGTTTCACGATCAAGATAACCAGAAGTGAGGTGAGAAACGTGCATGATTAACTCCTTTGTTTCGTTTGTTCCTTCAGTATTGATATAATACCACAGTCAAACAAAAAAGGCAACAGCTAGCAACAACTAAAATCCTGCATATTCTCGATATGCACGTTCAAGTTCAATTGTGTTTTCTTGATGTCGTTCAGGATTGGTGATGCATGAGAGGGCAAATTCAGCAGGAACTACGTATTTTTGCTGGCCTTTCTGAATCGTCACATTAAACAACGGAGGAATTACAATTCTCACTCGTTCGGAGGTGTTGGCAAATCGCTTGATCATTGCTTTGGGAAACCAGAAGACATAATCTTTGTATGCCGAGTGTGGAATACGAAATAACACTGCTCGATCGGTAGAATGCTGAATATTGACCACATCAAGCTTCCATTTCGTCCAAAAAGCAGGTCCAAAATGTCTCATGATTTCCTTCCTATATTAATCGTAGATTGAAAACACAAAGTAACGATTTTCACTATGATTGACTATCGTGTGAATCTTCTCATATGTGTAGAACACTGTTTCAAAGAAGATTCGTTCGTCGCCCTCAGTATCGCAAGGAAGCAGCCAACGAGCATCATCGTGGCTACGAAGTGAACCACGACAACGATCATAAAGCATCATTAGATCATCAACACTGACTGCATATAATGTACCACCATCGTCGAGCATCGTGCTGTGTGATTCAAAAAACGTCTTGATAAAATCGGCATCATCGTCCCATCGAATCTCACAGTTGTTAAGCAGATCTTCACACTCAATCAATTCCAGTGCCTGATCTTCACGTTCAATCTTACAATTGGAAGAATACAACTTCATTTTAAAAACCCCTCATCACGCAAACACTTGACCCAGATTACTCCAGCCATAAAACCAATCACTTCCAACCAAGGACGGAAAAAATCCATCACTTCAGGTGAGAAGAATCGCCAGCTGACAGGAACACACTGGTTATAAGCAACGCTCGCAAACAGAATAGAGAACGCGACCAAAAAGATGATCTCACCCCAAACAAGCAGCTTGTGCTTCAATCTATCATTCATTGATTAGTCCTCATATTTTTGAAACAATTGACAAATTAGAAACACACTGTTACGCGATTCCTTGATTCCAACACAGCGATACAAACCGTCAACAGCATCAACCATCACCTCACGATTGTCACCTCGACCAAAGATCGTACCAAGATCACCAAACTTGTTGATGAGATCTCCCCATTCATCAAACACAACAGTACTACCAGCAAACACATATCGATTCAAACGATATGTTTTTCCATTAACAATCCAACCAAACTTCTTGTTGGCGTTGTGTTCATTGATTGCTTCAAACAGTTCATTGATCGTCATGCGTGGATCTCCTTGTGTTCGTTTGTTCCTTCAGTATTGTTATAATACCACAGTCAAACAAAAAAGGCAACAGTTTGACCAAAATTTAACTAAAAGAAAAGCCCCTTAAAAGAGGCTTTGTATTCGCTTTAAATTAAGTTAAGCCGGTTGATAAGTGGCCATGCTCTTTGGACTTTCCTTGTAAGACACAGAATGAACCTTAACATTCTTGAGAATCTTACGAAGACCTTCATCCTCCGTGGTTTCACAAACGCGCGCAAGATAACGATCAATCACATTGTACGCCCAATGAGCAAGGTTTTCACTGGTCGTCGTAAAATCAACGATCGTGAAGCTATCGAGAAGCTCAATAAGAGGCTCACCGACATTACCATGATGATTACGAACCTCATCGCTAATATCGACCGTATAAGCTCGATACCCTTCCCCGCCATCAAGATCATCAATAATCTTAACAGGAGCACATTCGACATCTTCACACCCATCTAGACACTGATAAGCGTGATCAACAAGGAAGTCAAAAAGAGGATCGTCACGACAAATAGTCCAACGATGATCATAATGCTCATTAAGAGCTGCCTTGAAGAAGTTGAGAAGATTGAAATCCAGAACCATTTCGTTTACAAGTCGATTGGACTCAAGACGAACGATAAAGTTGGCCGTGTGCCCGTGCCACGATTTGCAAGGATCCTTTCGTGTTTCTCCACCACGAAGACAATTAAAAAGACACTGATTATGAACACGGTGGGCAACGTGGGCTTCAAATTGTTTTTCAATCACATAAGACATTATTCATTTCTCCTTTTCAGCTGTTATTGGTAAGGAAGATTATATAGGATTTCAAGCAAGAAAACCACAGATGGTTCAGCATCGTGGATGAATTGCTTGGAAAAGTAAAGTATAAATAAAAGTGTAGATGGTACCTATGGAATGTAGGGATCCAAAGAGGATTAAGGTTTCCTTAATCGATATTAAAAAGCGTGTGGAGATAAACCCCTCTAGATCATTGGAAGAAGTAATTCAACTCGTGATCCAAGAGCTGTCTACGAAACACGAAGCCACTGATGGTTTAACATCGTGGTAGTTCACATAGGATTTCATTTTAAACGGCGACAAAAAGGCTCCATATGGAGCCTTTTTTTTTTAATTATTCTTCAATTAAAGATGTGAACATTGCGCAAGCATACTCAACCGCTCGAACAACACAAGCACTCTTGAAATTGTCGGTTTGAGCAACAATGTCGTTAGTGGTTAGTTCTTCATCTTCAATCATGCTAACAATTAGGCTAGAGTCGCAAGTAAGCTGTTCAAACTGTTCAAGAGTTTCTGAGATCGCCTGCTGATGTTCATTGAAGAAATCAACCACTTCCTGCATGTAGATGAAACCATTATACCCAGTCATTAAACCAGAATTGGCAATATCAACCAACGTCTGAGCAACACACTGAACCTGATCAATGTCAATATGATCACCATCAATGTTGTCAAACTTAAACTCAGTGCAATTTCTAGCAACTGCGCGAAGCATTTCGTTTTCGGCGATCATGTTGAAAACGTTTTCAGCCTGCTTAACGGAATTGATTCGAACGATCATCAGTAACTCCTTTGTTTCGTTTGTTCCTTCAGTATTGATATAATACCACAGATCAAACAAAAAGGCAACGCTAGACCGTCACAAAATTTTCAAATCGTCAAACATTTTCAAAGGAACAATGATAAAGCTCTGACAACCTCTATTCGATCGGCAGCCTTCGATGATATAGTAGGAACGACTGTCCTTTTCACCATCCATAGCGAAACTATACACGCGGCTATAGATCTTGCCAGTCCAGTTTTCGACCATAATTGCTTTGTTAGCATCGTCTTCATCCAACAGCTTATGGCGATTATTAACGATGCATAGATAATCACTTTCAATGATCATCTTATTAACGACACTCGCCTTATTAACGGTACGATCAGCAATTGCTTGCTTAAAATCACCGATTGTCATGTTCAGCTGAACGTAAGTTTGCTTCCCATGGTCGAGCACATACTGTTCAAGGTACCCTTTGGTTGGTGGATTATCGATCCATTGCTCTCCACTTTCAAGCAAATTTGGATCAATAATCCAAAAGCTCTTGTTGCTTTGCTGCATCATTTCGAACGTATATTCACGTTTCAAATCGACGATACGAGGTTTCTTTGCACGTGCCACTGTAGTTCCTCAGGCAATGATTATTGATGTTGTATACGTGGTTTAAACCGCGTTAAAACTGATGATCTTCACACTCCTTTTAAATTAATGATTATTCAGCAGGTTCGAAGATTAGTTCAGCTCCGTTTTCACCGTCTTCATAGCAGCTGATAATATATGTGCGATCTTTACCATAATCATATGCAAGCTCATGATAAAGATCTTCACAAAGCATCTCACACGACTTATAATCAATGTCAATAAAGTCGTCAGCAAAGTACTTCAAGCAACGATGCTTAACCTTGATGAATTCAAGCTCGCGGTTATTGTCGGTTACGCTGATCTTGACAACGAACTTGAACATATGACGGTGTGGGTACTGAAGGTATGACACCTCAGCGAGCTCAGGATCGGTGCCAGCTTCCTTATAAAAATGTGTACCTTCTTTTTCAAAAGAAACACAAACAAACTTCTTTACATTGGTAGCCATTTGAATTCACTCCTTAACAAACTAACAACACAATTATACTCTATTTTTGGAAAAAGGAAAACCCAACGAGATGAATTCGTTGGGTTGACAAGACTGTATTAAAACTTACGACACACAGTAACAAATCATCTGATATTGCGGAAGTATTGTTGAGTGTGCTGCTTGCTCACTTTCGCACCACCATTAAATCAACAATCAAAGATAATGATGACTCATGAGCCCCAACACTTGACTATGATTAGAAAATAATAGTTTGCTGGACAGTCTTTATTTTTTTAGGAGAAATAAGAATCATTAAATTGTGGCAAAATTAATTTTGCCACAATGTTATTTAGAATGGAAGTTCACTCTTACTATTTTCATTGAGCGCTGTTATCAGCTGCTGAATTGTGATCGTCTTGGTTTCCTTTTCCCACGTTCCATCACCCTTCAAACGCTCAATCTTCACTTCGTCTTGATCGTTTGTGTACCCAAGCAAATACGTCTTTTCCAACGTTGATGGATCCTCGCGATCGGTACGAACACGCTTACGAGGCCACCAGAAACTCCACCCACCAAACTCAGACTGACCATCTGGAATCACAAACTTGAATGCTTTCTCGGTCGAGTAAATCAACGAACATTGACGAACTCTAAAGTCGTGCCATTGCTCTTGCTCAACTTTAGTTTCTTCAGCTTTGATGCTAGCAACATCCATAGCCAACTTGTCAACATCATTTCGCAGCTGATCAATTGGATTGTCAATCTTCTGCCACGGAATAATTTTAATATTAGGATACTTGTTTACGTCAAGCACATAAGGATTTTCCTTTGGTTGCTCATCCTCAACTTTAGTGTCACGCTTATGCTTACCAAGGCCATTGAGCTGATTGTTTTGATCATCAAGTACCCACTGTCTAATAACACTCATTGCTTCTCGACGATTAATATGATAATTCCCATAATCAGGAATCTTTACATCAAGGCTGAGCTTGGGTTCACTATTTGGGCTAAGAAGACCCATTACACAAGGACGAAGAATCACTTGGTGGCCGTAAATCGTGAACATTGCAGCAACCGCATCACAATATTCAATATCGTCTTCTTGCAACTTTCGCTCTTCATAGTCAGCAAACAACACTACATTGCCGGCGACATAACGACGAATTCCGCTACGTTTGAGAAAATCATCAATTAGATGATCAAATTGCATCAGAAAATCGTTAGCATCCTTACAAATATCATTGTAAAGACAAATACTGGTGTTGAAAGAGTACCCATACGCTAGGTACTGTAAAAGATCTTCATCAATAGACAATCGATTGATTGCTGCAAAGTTCATGTTTAGCTCCTTTAAACTGGATAACTAGATTATACACCAATTGTCAAACAAAGTCAAACAGCTTAACAACAAGCACTGACCAAGGCATCAAGATATCACAGCGTTCTTCAAGAAACTGATATGATAGCTGACCTGCGTAACCGTCGATCCAGTCTACTGCATCATTGGGTTCATCAAACCACTTGACGTAACACATATGATCAACATATCCCTTTTCCATAGGATTGTTGAAATTTGGACAAACGATCATTGCGTAGTTGTTCTTGTGAGAACGATATTCTTCAGGCTTCTTCTTGGGCACAACAACAAAAGCAATTTGTTCATCTTTATCTTCTCGACGAGCTACAAAAGATCCTTCGGTAACCTTGTTGGGGAAATCGTATGGAACACCTAGTGCCTCAACAAAAGCTTCATGAGAAACCATATACATTACACATCTCCTTCATTGTTTCAACATAGAAACTATACACCATCACAATTCAAAAGACAACAAAAAAGGACACCAATGATGTCCTTTCAGTGAATCTAAAGTATCTTAGATTTTAAGCCATTTGTTTGATGTTACCTTTACCAAGCTCACGCGCTGGATACACAACATGAACTACCACAATGCTAAAGCATTGTGGCTTCGTATCGATCTTAATCCAATTACACAACAAAGCTAACATTGTAGACAATTGGGATCTCAACGTTATTTTTATAGATACGGGCGTTCCAACCGCATCTTCGATTTTATTTATTACCTTTTTCGTTCGTTTACCACAAATGCTTAAGCATCGGTGGTTTGCACTCACGATTATTTTATTACTGTCAATGGCTTTATGTATGATTTTAAAATCATACAATCTTGAACCAGATTTTTCTACCATCCTCCAGCATCCAATCGGCAATTACATTATCACCGTCCCCATCTGAAAACACCTTGTTAAAATTACTCCACAACCCATGATACAACTCTTCACAGCAACACCGCAGAAACTTTTTGTCTTTTGGTGGTTCTTGATCACTGCACCAAATAATACAATTAACGAGATCTAGAGCCTTTGACGCTTCTTCATTGTCTAATAGATATTCAATTGGATGCCAACAATCCCTCAATTGTTCAAAATTATCGTTAATGAATTTGTCACTCTCTTGGTGATATTCTCTATACGTACTTTCTGAGATTTTTTCAGCAATATGCTCAAACATTATAATTACTCATCGCTGGATTTTGTTAAGTGATCACGACAATACTTGGTGTTATCTCCACACGCTTTTTAATATCGATTAAGGTTCCTTAATCCTCTTTGGATCCCTACATTCCGTAGGTACCATCTACAGCTTTGTTTATACTTTACTTTTCCAAGCAATTCATTCACGATACTAAAGCATCTGTGGCTTTCTTGCTTGAATTTGTATAAAGAAAGGGCCTAGAATGCATTCTAGACCCTTGTTGTTTGGCAGGGACGTTGAGGCTTGCACTCAAAACTTGACGGTCAAAGCGTCAAATGATAACTAATTTCACCACATCCCAATGAATCTGGCGGTAGTTGAGAGATTTGAACTCTCGAGACCTGTTTGATAGATCTGCACCCTTAGCAGGGGTGTGCATTCAGCCGCTCTGCCAAACTACCGTTAATGGTTGCGGGAGCTGGATTTGAACCAGCGACCTCTAGGTTAAATATGGGCGGACATTTGCACTGTCCGCCCACCAACACAATTCAAAGGACAAGTTTGAACCATGTCAAAAACTATTTACAATCCTAATTGTAACTTATTATTTTCGTTAAGTCAACTGGAATCCTGCAAATATAACGAAAAAATTTTACCTGTCAGATGCATACATTGTGGTAAGATTTTCCTGATTTCAAAACGCCAATATAATCGCTTTATTTCGCATAAATGTACTGATGCTTTGAAATTTTGTTGCAAACAATGTGAAATATCTTTTAACAAACAGCATTGTACATCAATTGCCAAACCGTGTCAACAATGTGGTAAGTTAGTCACCAAAGCAGTATCAGAAGCTAAAAGGCATCCTAATTTTTTCTGTAGTCGTTCTTGTGCAGCAAAATATAATAACGCACACAGAACTCATCAACACTCCACAAAAACAAAAACCAAACGCGTTTTAAAACGTTGCAAAATTTGTGGAGGATTTCACGACTCACATAATCCAAAAACTTCTGTATGTTCTGGAAAATGGTTACAAACTCATTCATCACAATTAAAACTACAGCAATGGGGATTCGACACGACTACGTTAGGATCAAACGCTGTTTTTCAAGCATACAATGATTTTAAACGCCTAGTTGAACAACTATATTTCGATAATCACTTATCTCAATCAGATATAGCGAAAAAGTGGGGTGTTCCTTGCAGTAGCACGATATCGTATTTGTTTAGGTGGTTAGGAATTCAACCACTAACTCAATCTCAATCCACAATAAACGCAATAAAAATGAAGAATATTGTTCGCGAGGGTGGATTTAATCAATTTAAACGTGCGTATCACACTACGTGGAATAACAAACACGTGTTTTGTAGAAGTTCGTATGAGGTTGATTGTTGTAATTGGTTAGATTCTCAGAAAATCGATTATCAAATGGAATCTTTAAAGATCGAGTATTTCAACACGAAAAAGAATCGTAATGCAATTGCAATTCCAGATTTTTATGTTCCAGCTGATAATATGATAATTGAAGTCAAGGGTACCTTTACATACGATTATCAAGAGATGGTCGATAAAAGTACTGAATATAAACGATTAGGTTACAGATTCTTACTGATATTAGATCATCAACAATACGATTATTGTCCACAAATAAACAAAAAGACAATTAGCGATTATTGCTAACTGCCTTACGATATTATTGGCGAGCCATCATAGATTTGAACTACAACCTTCGGTTTGAGAGATCGATGTTCTGCCTGTTAACTACTTCTCTAACCCACTGTTATTTGGTAGCAGTGGAACGATTTGAACGTTCGAAATGACGGAATCAAAATCCGTTGCCTTAACCAACTTGGCTACACTGTTATAATTTGTGGTCTGAGTAGAAAGATTTGAACTTTCACCACTTCGCCCCAAACGAAGTACGCTACCGGGTTACGCTATACTCAGACAATATGGTGGGAACAGTGGAGAACGAATCCACAACCTACCGCTTACAAGGCGGTTGCTCTACCATTGAACTACTGGAGCTTGTTGCCAAACTATATTGTGTGGAAGGACCACTTGGAATTGAACCAAGATACCTGGAGTCAAAGTCCAGTGCTTTGCCATTAAGCTATAGTCCCATATATGATCGGAAGGTTCAACGTAGGTCGCATCGGGCTCGAACCGACAACTTCAGGATTAAAAGTCCCGTACTCTACCAATTGAGTTAACGACCTACGTTGAATCCTCTGAAAGAACATCAATTAAAATCTGCGGAGAATATCCGATTTGAACGGATGAACCAATTAACTGGCTGACGGTTTAGTAGACCGTTGCATTAAACCACTCTGCCAATTCTCCGCAGATTTCAATCTCGGCTGTTCAGATATATTATCTAGTATTGATTTTCAAAAGTCAACACAACTAAGTGAAAACTTTGTGGAGCGGGTAACGGAATTCGAATCCGTGACAACAGCTTGGAAGGCTGTTGTGTTACCAACTACACCATACCCGCATGGTCTCGGTAGCAGGACTCGAACCTGCGACTTCTTGCTCCCAAAGCAAGCGCACTACCAATCTGTGCTATACCGAGTAAATCTGGTGCTCCTAGTAGGACTCGAACCTACAAGCCTAAGCAATGGCTTCTAAAGCCACCGTGTTTACCTATTTCACCATAGGAGCTTGGTGGAACCAGAGGGACTTGAACTCTCGACCAACGGATTAAAAGTCCGCTGCTCTACCGACTGAGCTATGATTCCGTATTTAATAAGCACTCTGTAAAGCATCTGTGGTTTTCTTGCTTGGATCTTTATAAAAAAAAAAGGTCAAAGTGCTTATTAAATTGGTGCCACAAGAAGGAATTGAACCCTCGACCTTCTCATTACAAGTGAGTTGCTCTACCTACTGAGCTATTGTGGCAGGGAACCCTACGGAGTGAGCATCCACTGGTTTGGAGAATATAGACGTCTATATTCCAGTGCAGCTCTCTGGTTACCCAGAGATCTAGGCTTGTAGGGTTAAGATGGTTCTATAAATGTTTGGCCTCTCTGCCATACTTCCCAAATTATGTGGGGTAACCGTCGCCCCATCGGATCTATTTCGGTAGACATCCTAGTTGGGAGCTACCCGACCTGCTAAGAGCCGTAGGACTTCCTCGCTTCTCTTATGATGAGAGGAGTACAATCAAACGGCGTATTTGGTCTCTCTTACAGGACTCGAACCTGTGATCCTGTAAGAGAGGTAATTGGTGCGAGGTATGGGATTCGAACCCATAAGCCTTTAGGCGGCGCATTTTAAGTGCGATGCGGTTACCAATTTCGCCAACCTCGCTAATTAATAGTTTGGAGCGGGCAACGGAATTCGAATCCGTGACAACAGCTTGGAAGGCTGTTGTGTTACCAACTACACCATACCCGCATTTAATTAATTTGGCTCCCCGAGCTGGACTCGAACCAGCGACCCAATGATTAACAGTCATTTGCTCTACCGACTGAGCTATCGGGGAAACGATATCATAAATTTAAATCCACCTCATGATGAACTTAAATTTATGGTCTGAGTAGAAAGATTTGAACTTTCACCACTTCGCCCCAAACGAAGTACGCTACCGGGTTACGCTATACTCAGACAACTAATGGCCAATATTATTGGTAGGAACGGTGGGTATCGAACCCACAACCTATCGGTTAAAAGCCGAGTGCTCTACCATTGAGCTACGTTCCCTTCTAATCTACATTATAACACATTCACACACAAAAATCAACATGACTAGGTGAAAATTTTGTAGAATGATCAACGATATTATATCACACGGGTGAACTACCACGATGCTAAAGCATCTGTGGTTTTCTTGCTTGAACTCCTATAATTCTTGGTAGAAGGGGTGGGAATCGAACCCACGTTCAGTCATTTGACTCTACCTTATCCTCAACAGTATGTATTATACCACATCTCACAAAAACAACACGAAAAATAAATAAGAACGGGTATTAGAAGTACCCGTTCTTTCAACACAATTCAAAGGAACATTTTGAATTATGTCAAAATCTATTTACACTGAAAAAACTACACAATCATCTATTACTAAACCATGTTTATTTTGCGGCAAACCAGTTACCAAACGAGCATATGATGCAAAGAGATTTCCAAATTTCTTTTGTTGTCGCTCTCATGCCGCCATTTATAATAATACACGAAGACAACCTAGAAGTAAAGAAAGTCGAATTAAAACATCTAATTCACTACAAGAATATTATCAAACTCATCCAAAAAGCAAAACGTTAAAGTCTACAAAATCAGTTTCACAAACAAAACCTTTACAAACCACTAAACAAAAAGAATGTAAGGTATGCGGTCAATATCCATGTATACATTCCAATCCTTGTAAAGGAAATTGGTTAAGAAACAAAAATAATATTAAACGTCTTGAATTAATGGGATTTGATACTAGTTCGTTGGGTTCATTAAAAGTTATTGATTCATATAATTCATTTCGTGAATATATTCTTAATTTATACATGGAAAACAAAATGAGTCAAAATGATTTAACTAAGATGTTTAAATTTCCATGTACATTAACATTAAGTCTATTATTCAAGTGGTTACAAATACCCGTTTTAAACAAACATGATCAAGGTATTCGATCAATAACTAAAATCCAAAAGAATAAACCATTTGAATCCAATAATTACCACTATAAACATGGTTTTCATATAACTTGGTTTGGAACAATTGTTTTCTATAGAAGTTCATATGAATTAGATTATTGTAATCAACTAGATAATCAAAAAATCAAATATAATATGGAATCTATGAGAATCAAATATTGGGATAGTGTACAACAAAAAGAACGTGTAGCAATTCCAGATTTTTATCTTCCAGAATCAAATACAATTATTGAAATTAAATCGTTGTTCACTTACAATAAGCAAAATATGATTGATCGTAGTATTCAATACCAAAATTTAGGATACAAATTTAAATTAATTCTTGAACACCAAGAATATGATTTTTGCCCTTAAACAAAATTTGTTTGATATGGTAGGCGTCCCCAGATTCGAACTGGGAATACGACTTTATCTAAGTCGCGTTTTGCTGGGTATAAGCCAGTCGTTTTGCCATTAAACTAGACGCCCTTAAACCTTTTCTTATATTGTGAAGTACCACGATGTCAAAGCATCGTGGTTTTCTTTTTTTAATATCCCACCAATCTTGCTTTCTTTCTGATTTATCGGTTTATAAGACCGACTCCAAGACCAACATTAGCAACCCTTCCATGGGATGGGAAATGGGACTCTACCAACTGAGCTATTCCCACCAGAAATCTGATATTATGTATTATACAACATTCATTATTAGTTGACAACGCACAAATTTAAAATTTTTCACACCCAAGCTAACTTAGGCAAATCCAATTTAATTTGATTATCCCTCAAAAACTTTTCGAAGTCAACTCGTTTAAAGTCAAAACTGTAGATCGATTTCTGAAGAACAAATACAGCAATATTATAATTTGCCTGTAGTAACTGTTTGACCACACCAAGTGAGAAACTAGCAGTGACGGGATTATCTGTTTTTCCATCACTGATGCTCAACTTACATTCAACGATTTGTTTCGTTGGGTCATAATGAGCGGTGCTAGTTAATCCAGTAGCAGGATTAACCCACACCAAATCGGTCGCAATATTTTCAACCGATTTGGTAGCCTTGGTTTTTCTCACTTGCTTCGGCTTCTCCTCAACAACAGGAGTAGGAGGAACAACGGGAGAAGCTTTCACCTTGGTTGTGGTCTTTTTACTGGTAGTACAAGCACGAGTAGACGTTTTCGTCTTTGTCGGTGCTTGTTTAGAGGATGACTTTGGTGCTCGCTGTTTCGTCGTTGCTGCTTTACTAGCAACAGTAGTTTTAGTCGTCTTTCGAGCAGTAGTCTTCTTAGCAACATTCATCGTTTTTGCAGTAGTACCAGTACTACTTTCTTTGACGGTTTTCTTGCTTGTAGAAGCACGTACCATAGTCAATCCTCAAAAATGGGGTAGGAATGGTCCTAGTCGGATTGGAATACTCGGATTTAAAATCCGAGGCTTTGCTGTTAAGCTAACATTCCTTCAATCTGTTTAGTAGCAACTGAAGGCAAGGTTGGTTTTCTTGATTGCAAATATAAAGTGCGGACTAAACAGTATTTGCTGACCAACCTTTAAAAGGAGCTACAGAAAATCTAATTTGAAATCAGTACTCAAGAACGTTTAACTTATTCCAAAAAGTATAATGAATTTGCTGTACGTTCTGTATTGGGGGATTCCACTGGATCATTGTGGGCCTTTCCAGTACTGATTTCAAATTGGACTTATTACAGGTCCAATTATACATGCTTTTATATTCAAAGACAACATGTTGTCTTTAATTGTTTAATGGTGCGTCTAGAGGAACTCGAATCCTCAAGCCTTTCGGCGGCAGATTTTGAATCTGCTGTGTTTACCTATTTCACCATAGACGCGGATAATCGTTTCATTTGGACTTATTATAGGTCCAATTATACATGCTTTTGTATTCAAAGACAACATGTTGTCTTTAATTGTTTAATGGTACGCCCAGAGAGACTTGAACTCTCACGCTTTTAAAAGCAACAGATTTTGAATCTGCATCGTCTACCAATTCCGACATGGGCGCAAAAGATTATTTCAAATCAGTTTGCAAGATTGTCTTTTCTATATGCCTAAAATATACCATTGCTGAACAATCTTTAGTTTCAAACTGTTTTGAAACAACCTCTTATCGAGATTGTCATTGGTGCTTACTCGTGAACCGCCACGATGCTAAACCATCTGTGGTTTACACTCAGATCTATTTCATGTGAACTACCACGATGCTAAAGCATCTGTGGTTTGCACTCACAGTTGTTTCATATCAAATCGATGTTCGACGAAAAGCTCGTTAACCCAGTTCTGCAATTGTTCACGATCGAAATCATAACACATTACAGAACCTTCTGGAACAAGAGTGATTATACTACAATTGAAATTATATTTCAACGCCGTAACAATCTTAGCAAGCGTAATTTTATTGCTGCACAACACCTTGTTTTTCTTAGGTCGCTTAACGATCTGTGCTACTGTGAACTCGTCACTGGACTTATTATACACTATCTGATAAAGAGTGTCAACAGATCTTTTCTTATTTTTGTAAACAAGAGTGGAAATATTTTCAACACTCATCATCAAGCTCCCTTAGAATCTATTAAAGAGACATAACCTCTTCACAGAACATATATTACTACTTTTCGTCGTATTTGACAACGATCGGAATATCGTGGATTAATGCATCAACGACCTCACTGTCTTTTAAATCTTGTTTAAGATTCGCCAGATCGGTATCAGTACAAAACGTCTTGATGAAATCAAACACCGTTTTACGACTAGGGCGTTTGTTCTTCATCTTAAGAACAGTATCGCCAGCTGCCCATGGCCGTTGAGGATTGAACAATGACACTAATTGTTTGTCGGCTGGTGGTTGATACACCACAATCGTTGTGCATGCTGCATACGGGTAATTAGCAATCCACACTTCATAATATTTGTTACGATATTCAAGAAGAATATTATAACTGTCTTGACTGATTTTGGTGACATTACTTGCATCGTTAATCAACATTGTTAATAGCTGATCAAAACGCAAATCGTAACTACCATGCATGTGCCACCAACAAGGATTTAAGAAGTGATAATACTCACTTATTTTCATAACGATCTTTACAAATAGAAGTCAAACGATTAATCTGATTCTGTAATGCGGTCTTCTCTTCAGGACTAAGAACTTTTTCAGTCTTAGTCCCACCAACAGCATTTTCCTGATAATACGTCGTTAAGTCAACACGATGAGTTATTGGATTGATTGTTGCAACCAACTTACCAATTCCATATTCAGTGTTATGGGGCCAAATTGTGTACTGTTCTTCTTCAATGGCTTCTTTAATTTTAAAAGTGTCCATTTACTTTCCCCAACAGTTTGCAAACACAACCAAATGAGTACGACAACAGAACTTGCAACGACTCTTCCAGGCCAGCTCAGCGATCTTTTTCTGATTGGTCATGTACTCATCATATGTGCCACCGACTGGCATTAGATAGATATCGCCATCGTTGTCACGATCGAAACCGAGTTTTATTGCATTATCAAGCGCTTCAACCATATCGTCTTCATCTTTGACAACGTACTTCAAATACACACATGCATCAGGAACGTTGATTGAAGGGTTACGGTAATACTGATTTTTACCAATCAGTCCAACCACTTCCTTCATTGACTGCATGGCAGCAGGAACCAATCGACGCTTTTCAGGCTCCCCACTACATTCAAGCTTTGGACTCACACTAAAAATTACAGGAATTTCACAACGGTTAACAAGCCAATCGCACATCTCTTCAGTGATTATCTGTGTTCCATTAGTTTCAAAAGTAAGACACTGGAAACTATTAATCAGCTGACTATACTGCTTGAAAAACTCAACGAGCTTACGCTGTGTTGGTTTAAGAAGTGGTTCTCCCCCAGTAATAACAAGATCGACCCCTCGAGGATTGTCGCCACACGCATTAGCAATTCGTTCAGCTAACTGGTTAAAAGTCAACTCTGGATTAAGATCCTTAAATTGACTCCAGCTTGATGGATAGCTATCACAACCAGTCTTCGACAATGGAAGGTCATCATAATGTTTAAATTCGCCAGCTTGATATCGCTTGACAATCGCTGGAATTTCAGTATTCTGTTCACCCTTGTTCAGACCAAAACCAGGGCACTTAAGATTGCAAGTCGCTACTCGCACGAATACAGAATTGCACCCATTACGAAGACCTTCACCTTGAAACGTTTGACCGAAAACTTCGCTAATTCGAATTGTTGTTTCTTCCATCACCATCTCTCCTTTATCACTAAACGAAACACTCACTATTGTACAGCACAATCCAAAAATTGTCAACAACAGCCTAACAATGTTAATTTTCTTCCAACTCAGCTACCAACTCATATTTCACACGAAATAGTTGCTTACCCCTCACAATATACAGACCCACATTGGCCATGCTTTCTTTGTTTGGATCTTGTTCAATGAAAACAGGGTGTGGGTATTGACATCCACACTCCTGTTTCAAAATGTATTGAAATAATTGCTTTCTAGGAAGTTGATTTGTTGTGTGTGGCGAAAACGTGTTGGTGTTGTGACAACTTGACTAAGTTGCCACTTATTTTCATCAATAACAATCTTGCTCACAATTCAATTCACCATATTCGTCAATTCGAATTAACTCATCGATTACGCAATAGTCATTTCCACACTCTGACCATTCTACACCATTCAGCTGATTGATAATGAATTTCTCAACAACAGTTTCCCAATACTCCTGAAAATCATTTTCGGTTATATCAATATTTTCACAGTTTTGTTCATCAACAATTACAGTGAAACAATATGTCTGATCCTGTACCGCCTGTTGATCTTGATATTTGGTACGTTTAAACTTCAGTTCAATTCCATCTTCAGTAGCATAGGCTCCACAAAGACTCCAATTATGATAATCATTACCAAACAATACACTAGTCAGTTTAATCTGTTGAAAATTCATTCCGGCTGAATTCATAATAGCTCCTTTTAAGTGTGCTGTCAATTAGTGACGAGATGTGTTTCGATAACGCTCCACCTCCTGTGCAAGAATATCTTCCACACAGGCACCGACTTTTTCTTTAAGCTCTTCATACTCCTCATTAGAGTTAACTGGTGCTTCCTCTTCAACTGTAACAGTTACCGGCTCAAACTGTTTGACCTGCACAGTTTTGCTAATTGAAATTTTCATAAGTTTCCTCACAACTGTAAATGTTTGATTGCCTTCCTGGGATCAGGCAACGATATGATATAATCCCACATTATTGATTGATTGTCAACAGTGGACAACATCAAATGATTAATCATGTTGATCATTGCACTAGCAGCATACTGATCATGTTCACTTAGCTCCATAAAACGATTACCAACTTCACCTGTCGTGTTGATTGTTCCTTCTACATTAATTGAAGAGGCTTTCAAACTGTCGTTAATCTGTGTTAAAATCGTTTTATAGCGTTCGACATCAGTCTTGTATGTGTTTAGACCATCAATGTTTATCGCTTGATTTAAAACTGTTTTAAACAGTGATAAACGCATATTAAACGACCGATTATTGCCTCTGATAATTACATTATCATCATCAAATTTGATTGTAACTCTATTTGAAAGAACCAATGTTGGTTTTGATAAAGATGAATCAAATGTTATTGATTGTAACTGGATCGATTTTGAACGCTGTGTGAAGTATGTTGAATACTTTTTTGAATGTGCATCATCAATCAAACATACATCACTATGTTTTGAACCAATCTGAATAGGGATCAACATCCTTTGATCTATTCTAGAATTAATTAAAGTTGTGTATATCTGTTTCTGAGCAATTGTCTGTGAGAATCGACGATCCCTTAATAACAGCTGATCTTTTTGAAACAACTGTTGTTGTTTATATTGCTTATTAATAAGCACAATATCATAATTCAACTTTAGTTTTTGATTGATAGCACAATCAATAGTAAATGTGTTTTTGGGGGCCCTAACAAATTTGCATAACCGTTCAACATCTTTTTTACAACGTTCAATCAGGGCAAAACTAACCCCTTGAATCAACCCTACACCACCAACTTTCTTCGTTTTAAATGCGTTATACAGTTGAGTTTCATTAACTGACGATTGAACAAATAATGTTTCAATAATATTCAGCCGAACAGCTCGAACAATATTAGGATCATCATTTAGTGAATGATTGTATTCATGTAAGAAAACATTATTAATGTCCGCAACTGATCCAACAACCAAAGCACGTTTGACATTTTTGACAAGCAAGACCAACCTAACCTGTGTATTGTTTTTAGACACCTTGAATGTCTGCAAACGAGAGTCTAATGATGTTGCCTTGGTTACTGTGAAACAATCACCAACAAGTTTTTTGATTGTCAGATCATTAGTTGTCCATTGGTGATACTGAGGGTATAACAATCTTCCGGCAAAGTCAACAATCATTGGTTAAACCTCAAAAAGTTGTAATTTCCAGTAACCCATATCAGTGTGGTTTCGTTTAATAATTCTGGCATATTGTGATTGACATAATTCCACATTCGACGCTCAAATTTATCATCCATTTCAAATGGTTGAGGATAATCTGCAATCGAATCATTGTAATAATGGAATTCGATCTTTGGATTATTGATTGGCTTATTACCTACTGCAACAACGTGGATCCACGGCAAATGCTTTTGAACAATTGATGCCGTAACACCACTTCCACTTGCAACTACAATCGTTTTGATATTGGTTGGAATGTTCTCAAACTGTTTGACAATTCCCCTACTATCAATCAAACTACGATCAAGTTTGCGTTGATTAAACTCAATAGCATCACTAAGATCATACATTTGGCGAGGCATTACATTACAAAGGCCTTCATAACGTTCACCGATCTCTCCATAGTTGGTGATTGGAATATTCAACATATTGCAAACAACCACACAATTATACAATGTGTGCGACATTGATTTGCTATGCAGTTTGATCCCTCGTTGCTGAAACATTTTATAATTGGCAAGCAGTGTATCAACGATTACGCGTAATTTGCTACCATTTGCGTTGCCAAGCAACTTCGGTTGGAATTTATCTTCTCGTTTGAATAATACATTTTGATATTGTTCAATAGGGGTCAATTGACCGCGATCAGCTGAACAAAAGTTTTGTGGCCAATTTTCTAAATTTACAGTGATCTTCACTAGGCATTCCTCCAAACGTTTGAATATCATCACCAACAATAGTGTTCAGTGGGCAATAGTTACAAATTGCATCACACAAATAACAATCAATGTTAGATTGCCAATTTAACTGCGATAAAACATATTGTCGCTTGGTTTGTATATGATCAAAATCTTCATCGACATGACCAAACCTCAGTTGATCGATTGGCTTTTTGAAACATGCCCCTGCACATGGATAAATCGTTCCATCATAATTGATCCCACAAACAACACGCCAACCCAGACCGCAATTTTTGAATCGCGACATTTCAGTCGACCCAAACTTGTATTCAATCATTTTACGTTGGTGTTCAGGCAGCTGATCGAGATAGTTCCTGAAATGATGTAGCCTGTCTTCCACATCTTCAAACGATGTCATCAAGCGATCAAACTGGATTCGAAAACGCTTATTATTTTTCGTTTGGTGCATTAATTGTAAAAATTGCTGATAACAATCTGGTAACGAATTGATATCGTTTGTTGGAATTACGGTGTTGGTTTTAAAGTCAATATTGTTATTGGCCAGCCAAACGATATTGTTCCATATTTTGTCATGAGTATGTTGACAACGATTACGATCCTGTAAAGCAAAATCAAAACTAACCAACATCGACAGACGATTGTTTAATTTGTGTTGCCATTCCAAGATCTTATCTTGCAATTTACCAATTAAGCTACCATTGGTGACAAAATGCAAATATACATTACTTCTTTGACAAAGATTGTTAACAAAAACATCAATGATATCATCATATAGCAAACTCTCACCACCATAAAATGTCGCCTGTAATTGTGGATACAAGTCTGCATATCGCGAAACCAACGTTGTTGCTTGCTTGGCGATATCAATACTCATTCGCCTGTTATTATCACGCCAGTTGTTTCTAACCTGATAACAGTAGCTACATTTGAAGTTACAACCCCACCCCGGAACGATTTCAATTTTATTCATAAAAATTCAAGCAAGAAAGCCACAGATGCTTTAGCATCGTGGTAGTTCACTCATACAACATTAACACAAAAAGAGCTATGAAGTCTCCCTCACAGCTCTTGTATTGATCATTCGTTCATCGTGAATTCTTCATTTGGCGCAGCAGTTTCACCTTCACTACCGTCACTGATAAGTTTTTGAGACGATACACTGAATGTACGCTCTACCCAATCTCGGAAATGCTTGCGCTTGAGAATTGGTTCCCAAAATTCCTTCGTATTGGTATCAGATGCACGAAGCTTATTACCAATCACTTCACCAGTATCAGGATCCACAATCTGGTACCACCCATTAGAGGGCTTGACAACATCACCTGACGCTACCGCCATTTCAAGTAGGCCACTCCAAACGTTCAAACCACCTTCAAATAGAACCGTCACAGGGATCTTCGCCTTTTCACGACTATGACGACTCTTCATGATGTTGATATTAAAATTGTACCCAACTAGATCAGCACCCTTCTTCTCAACGGAGCGCGTTATTAATAGAATGTTATCAGAACTATACACAAGACCACTATTGTGAGTAATCACTCCATTTTCAAGAACATAGCTATGACTATCAGCTACCTCAATATCATAAACCGGTCGACGACCAATCTTCTCAATCTTTTTAATCTTCATTAATGCTCCTACAATTCATATCACTTATCTTTTAACCCATCAATAACACCCTTTCTCTTTTGCAGAACTTTGAGTGCTACTCGATATATGGTTGAAAAATCAATCACTTTCTTGGATTCTTCTATTTTTTGTTGTTTAACAATCTGGCATTTGCTTTGTTCTTTCACGATTGGTTCTCTTGACGGTAGGCAGTATTGTCGCATATTAACAAAGCAAAAGTCAACAGTCATATTACTTGGGCTTGTGACGACAATTTTCTCCATGCCATCTAGTATATCCCTTACCATGTTTGCAAACAGTACCACAGTGAGGGCACACTTTGTCAGGAACATGATCGTTACAACCCTTGTATATTGACTGCCAATTTGGATCTTGTCTACGAGGATCGTCTTTGCCGTATGATGCCACTTCCCCCGTTACTACATTTTTAAATGTCGACCAACCCTTTGATGTGGATACCCATTTACCTGTAGCTAATAACGGATCATCAACGCTCAAATACAAAACATCTCCAGTTTCCACATTTCTGTATGTGGCTTTTTTATAACCTAAAGGCTGCCAATTTGGATCTTGTCGAATTGGATCGTCCACATCCACAACTCTCAACTCACCAGTCAATTGATTACGTATGTTAAGTCTTCCAACCTTTGATCCTCTCCAATTTGGGTCGTGATATTTTGGGTCATCATACCTTATAAAAGCGGTTTCACCTGTATTAACGTTTTTGAGATATACCCCATCTTCCCGTTTGGGTTGTTTGATTGGAGCGTTAATTTTCGTCAAAAGTTCAAGATTACACTCAATAGCATATTTTCTGACCTTAGCTTGCATCTGTTTATTTGTGCTAGCTAATGACCACTCATCAACATCAATAGGCTGTTCTAAAGCCAATAACTTGGTTTCTCCCTTTTTATTAACACAGCGAACTTTATGGGTGCTGTTTGTTATTGGTAACCAACCATCTGGAATGTTCTCCGACTTAACTAAGCGTCGATTGCCTTTGTCGTCAATGACTAATTTTTTCCCTTTGTTTGATTTCATTGCTTCCCAATTGGGATCACGATATTCTTTTTCACAAACATACACCTTTCTGGTTTCTCCAGTGATTTTATTCGTTAAAGAAACCCACTTCACATTTGTGTTAATATACATTGTTTGATCCTGAACTAATGGATCATCCATATACATGTTGCATGTTGATCTGTCAGCAATATTGGTGTATCGAGCTGAAATTAAGCGATATCCCTCAGGAACGTCGGATAGTCTATTGATTAGCCATCGATAATGTTGAGAATTCTCAACAACATAACAGATGGAGTCACAGGAAGTAAATTGTGAAAACTCCCAATCACGATCTTGTAATAATGGATGATCCATTGTTACCATCAAAGTGTCTTTAGGATTGCTTTTTCGATATATCTTCCTTTTGCCTTTATTGATATGTTTCCAATCTCCACTTTCAACCAACTGCTTAACATCATCACATGAATGTCTTTTGATGACGCCTGTTTTGGTATTGATCAAAACACATGTATTTTTCAATGAAGGTTTAATAATTAGTGGTCGCCAATCCTTGGGCAGATTGTCCCACACAATAGGATCATTGTGAACAATTTTTTCATGATATCTTTTTGATTGGATTCTATTAGACCAACTTTGAGCCTCACGAGCAGATGCAAAAGCTAATGAACTAGGTTTCAAATCTCTCTTTCCGTTTTTCACTAACGGTCCATTAATCATAGAGAAAAATGCATGAGCTAAATCTGTCGTCCGATATTGCTTAAACAAAAGCCAATGACAAATAAAATGCTCTCTAGCAGTCAAATATACGAGATTACTTGAAACATCCAATCCACCCATACACCTAGGAACAATGTGGTGACATTCAACATATACCCCATCATTTAATCGTTGTGATTCTAAGGATCTAGCTTTTTCAATAATCTTTTTGTAAATACAAATATAGTCCATATTGATTATTCCAGTGGTATGAAATATCTTTATGGACTATTTACATTTTAGGGTAGATGTGGTTTATAAAGTTGCCACATCATCACATTCAACCAGATCTTTAGCTTCGACCCAATTCCCATTAATCAGGAATTTGTGTTTGTCCGAACATACAACTTTGTATCCATCTTCGAATTCAATTTCATAACACTCTGGAGTTCCTTCTTCTAGTGTTTCGGGATTCCAAATATTGACCACTTCTCGATCCCCATCTTTGGTTTTTACCATCTCACCCACTTGAATGTGTTGAACACTCTTTGTAGATCCATTGGCCATTACAATCTGAGTGTCGGCTTCTAAACAACCGCCACTGGTGATAGCTTTTGGAAATACTGTTTTGTTCATATTGGTTCGTGACGCCAATACGGAATCTATTATGATTCTCCTCTAACTTTCATTAGAGCACAGACTATATCTTGATCCTATTAGGATCGCAACCACAGGACTTACGATTTCAAGCCTCTTAGTCGTTGAACGTTCCCCTTTTCGGGGCTTCGCTGCTGATTATCGATTGATATTTGACTTAGGTTTTAACCTTATCAAAATCTAAACAATTCTTTTTACTTTCGTCACATTCACGTTTGAGCTTATTTCATCTCTACGTTGTAGTTTGTCTAGCTTTACGACTTTCCAGCAATTCAGTTGCTTATTTTCACACCGATTACTCGATGTAGGAGCTATTTGTTAGATCTAACCCCATATCCATGTAAATGTGATTGATAATCACCATTGGAATGTTTTTAAGATTCAAATGGGGAGTTATCAGGCGAGTTAAACTTTTAAGTTGTTTGGCTCTTGTCATATCTGCTGCAGACTTTTCATTCAAAGCGTCTTCAACTTCTTTCTTACTGGCGAGATTACCAACACTATCAACGATAATGATTAGGTGATCGCCTCGTTTAACTTCCTCTAGCTGGGCAACGATATCAAATTTCAGCTGTTCGATATCTGTAATTGGAGTATGCAGTACTCGTTCAGGGTCAATATCAAGGCTTTCAAAGTACTTGGTACCAGCGCCCATTTCACTATCGTAGAACAACAGCACTGCATCTGCATATTTGTCCAAATATGCCTTAGCACAAATAAGAGCGTAGATTGACTTAAAATGCTTGGATTCCCCCGCTATCATGGTAAGTCCTGGCATTAGGCCACCATCAAGGCTACCACCAAGAGCGATGTTCAAAGCTGGAACGTGAGTTTGTACCACATCTTTATGGTTGAAGATTTCACTCTTGCTGAGTGTATCAGTAAGTTCAATCCTACTAGCTTTCTTTAAACGATCAAGCAGACTCATTATTTGGGTTCTCCTTTCTTCAATTGTTTCTTTGCTTGCATAACAATGTCGTCTAACGTAGAGTCCTTCATTACCTGCGAAAATGTCCAGCAACCACTAACCGCTGCTGAAGATCTAGCATTTGGATATAGTCGTACACAAACAAGTTTCAAATCTTCATCGATTACTACATCAGTTCGTTCACTAACACTATAATTGATCTCACCAGCGATGCTATTAGTACCTAATAGCATCCCAACCACTGCTAAAGATGCAATTTTATTCAAATTCAAAACAATTCTCCCTTACTCAACTACAGATTGTATCTTACACCATTGTATAAGAAAAGTCCACAGTTACATTACATTTAATCAAGAAAGCTACAGATGCTATAGCATCGTGGTAGTTCACTTTCTTTTCGTTCTCTTTTAATTGACTTTTCCATTTTAGTTTACATCCAGGGAGCGTAGCGACCTGGATGGTTCAATCTGAACGT